TGTATTCCCCGGTGCCGGACTTCGTCAGGCCGACGCTGGCCTCGGCGATCTTGGCCTGATACTTGCCGGCCGGAATTGGGTCGTAATTTCCAGACGGGGGCAGGTCGTCAGCGCGGAACGATTGATTCAGCAGAGCCATAATAGGTCACTCCTTCCTGGTGATGGTGTAGCTGGGGCGAGACGGCGTGGTGGTGATCGCTGCGAGCAGTGGCGTGGTCACGCTGTCCGGCGCGGACTTCCACGCCTTCGCATCGATCTCGGGCTTCCACCGGAAGATCGTGGCGAGATGCGCCTCGATGCCATGCTCGGCCGCGATCTCCTGGGCTTTGTCGGCATCGACCTTCCGGTTCATGCGGCCGACAACCTTGATGTTGAAGCCGTCCGGCGTCGCGGTCTCGGTTCCCTCGAGCGTCTCGGCAATGCCGATCAGGCTCGACAGCCGGTCCTCGATCTGGCGGCGCTCTTCCACTGCCAGCCGCTCGGCTTCCTTCGCGGCGAGCCATCGCTCGCTCAGTGTTTGCATTTCCGTCATGCGTTGTCTCCTTGGATCTTGCGGATGATCGCCCCGAGGTCTGGGGCTTCCCACGCTGCGAGCTTGCCGCTGCGGTCCTTCGCTTGCCACAGCCCATCGCTGTCGCACATCAACGCGCGTTGCGATGCGCCCTCGGCGTCGCGCTCGACGCGCAGCGCGAGCACCTCGTCGAAGAAGTAGGGCAGCGCCTGGCCGGTCTTGTTTCCCGGCATTGACGGGGCATAGAGCACGCGCCCCATCTCGTCCTGGGTCTTCTCGACCTTGGCCGACATGTAGACATGCCGCCCAGGAAGATCTCGGAATGACCGGATGATGTCGGTCATTTGCTCCTGCATCGCGCCGTATGCTTGGCGCGGGTCTTTGGTCGCCTTCTTCTCGGCGTTCAAACATACCTCAGCGATCTCGCTGATGCTGTCGAGAGCCACCGACTTGAATTCGGCCGCATCGGCGCTGGTCGCAAGCCACGACCATGCCTCACGCAGCGTGGTCATGTCGGATACCTCGATATACGGGAGGTCCGCGTCCTGAATGGACAGCAGACCGCCCTCTGCCGACAGCACGATAGGTGCTGGCAGGGTCTTGATGAGCGTCGTTTTCCCCGATCCAGCCTGTCCATACACCAACAGCTTGACGCCATTGGCGGACAGACCGCTGGTGCGGCTGATCCTGATTGCCATGATGGTTCTTCCTTTTCCCGCCAGTCGGACCATTCCGGTCGGCGTTCCAACAATCTGCGCCAGATCGCGGGCCGATGTCAACGTCGCTTTTCTCGCGCGTTGCAAAGTTTCGGCGTCTGGTCCACGATGGCGCTCTACACAAGGAGGCTACATGGCAGATCTCAGGTCCATTCTCGGCGGCTCATGGTCGCCGCCGAAAGATCGCGCGCCGGAACCACCGGAGCAGCAGCTGCGCGATGCGATGGCGTCGGCGGGCATAACGCCACCGGCCGCAATCCACCTCGACGGGGCGCTCCATCGCTTCGTCACTGGGGCGAAGGGCCGACCGGGTGCGGGCGACAAGTCCGGCTGGTACATCGCCTTTGGCGACGGCATCCCCGCCGGTCGGTTCGGCTGTTGGCGCGCGGGCATCGAGCATTCATGGCGGGCCGATGTCGGGCGCACGGTGACAGCGGTCGAGGAGATGGCGCATGCGCGCCGGATGGCCGAGGCCATCGCGGCTCGCGATGCAGAGCGGCAGCGGACGCGCGAGACAGCCGCCGACACTGTCGCGGCGATCTGGGAAGGGTGCGGACCCGCCGCGCCAGCGCATCCCTACCTCGCGCGGAAGGGCATTCAGGCGCACGGCGCGCGGGTCACGGGCGACGGGCGTCTGGTGGTCCCGCTCTATCAGCCAGACGGCGATCTGGTCTCGCTCCAATACATCGCGGCGGACGGCCAGAAGCTCTATCATCCCGGCGGTCAGGCCGGTGGCTCTTGCTGGTGGATTGGCGATCTGGAGGCCGATAGCGGGCCGATCTATCTGGCCGAGGGCTTTGCGACTGCCGCCACGATCTACGAGGTGGCCGACAGGCCGGTGGTCGTGGCCTACAGCGCATCGAACCTGGTCCCGGTCGCCGGGAGCCTTCGGGCGCGCTTTCCCGCTCGCGAGATGGTGATCGTAGCGGACCACGACGCCAGTGGCGTTGGGCAACGGTACGCCGAGCAAGCGGCGGCAAAACACGGCGCTCGGGTGGTGGTCCCGCCGACACCCGGCGACGCCAACGACTACCGCGCGGCTGGTCACGACCTCGCGGCGCTCCTCAACCCGCCGGCAGACGGCTGGCTTATCCCGGCAGACGAGTTCAGCGCCCAGCCATCCCCGATCCGATGGCTTGTGCGCGGATGGCTCCAAGCCGAGAGCCTTCTCATGGTTCACGGGCCGTCCGGAGGCGGTAAGACGTTCGTCGTCCTCGACTGGTCGTTGACGCTAGCAGCAGGGCGGGAAATGTGGCGACAGGCGAGGGTGAAGCCGGGGCCGGTCGTCTATCTAGCGGGCGAGGGCCACGCGGGCCTACGGGCCAGAATAGCGGCCTGGAAGCAGCATCACGGCGTCGAGCGTCTAGACATGTGGCTGTCCAGGGACGGCCTGGACTTGAACACGCCGGATGGGTATCGCCGGACGGCCGAGGCCATTCGCGCTCTTGACCGCCGGCCTGTCCTGATCGTCGTTGACACGCTCCATCGGTTCCTGGCTGGCGACGAGAACTCGGCGCAGGACGCCAAGTCGATGCTCGACGCGTGTGCTCGGCTTATGACGGAGTTCGGATGCTCGGTTCTCCTCGTCCATCACACCGGCGTCATGGAAGAAGCTCAGCACCGGGCGCGCGGGTCGAGCGCCTGGCGCGGGGCGCTGGATATCGAGATCTCGGTGGTGGCCGCCAAGGGACAAGACCCGATCCAGATCGTCCAGCGAAAGAGCAAGGACGCCGAGTTAACCGCGCCGGCCTACGCGCGGCTAGAACAGGTGCCGATTGCCGGGTGGACTGATGAGGACGGCCAGCCGGTCGGCAGCGCGGTGGCCGTCGAGGCGGATGCGCCGGTCGAGCGGCCGAAGATCGATCATGCGCTGGCCGGACACCGCCAGATGTTCAAAGACATATGGTTGAAGCGAGGGGCAGAGGATCGCGACGGGCTGCCGTACCTATCGAGGGCGGCGCTCGTCGATTACCTGATCGAAGAACGGGAGCTTGAACAGAGCAGTGCAGACCAAGTGGCGAAGGGCTCCGTCCCAGGGAAGATGACGACAGTTCTGGCCGAAGCAGGCGTCATCACCATCGAAAAGGATGGGAAAAAGAAGACCACTGGGTATTTGGTGATAGATCCCGCTCAGGCAGCCGCCATGATGATCGCAAGGAAGGAAGATCAGGAGGGCCGCCCCTGACCGTACCGAGCCGTACCGTACCGTACCAAGCCGTACTTTGGTACGGTTGGCAAAGGCAGCACGACCGTACCGTACCGTACCGGGGTTCTTTAGAACCCGGTACGCAGGTACGGGCTGATGCGCGACGAAACGCTAAAATCCAATGCACCTATAAGTTGAGATTCGAGGAGATCGTGGACATGCCAAGTTCAGCCCGCTCACCCCGCCCCAGCGGCCGGAAAACCCGCCCTGGCGTCGATCCTGCTGAGCCGGTCATCCCGCCGACGCAGGAGCGCGCGCGGCACGCCGAACACGGGATAGAGGTGGCCGAGCCCGAGAGGACCGAGCGTGGCGGTGGTCGGGCGTACACCGACGCTCAGGGGCGGGCGTCGAGGCCCTGGAGGGTCGTGGACACGCTGGCGGCGATGGAGCGGGCAGGGACCATCGACGGCGAGCAGCGGGCGGCGGGCGAGAGGTTCCGCGCGCTGTTTGAGATCAGCGGGCGAGCCGGGGCCAGCGCGACCAGGATCGAGCCTCGGTCGGGCGGCGGCGATCAGGCGTCGGCCATCGAGCGGCGCGTGGCCGCAGGACGGGCGCTGGCCGATGCGGCGCAGCTGCTCGGCGGGCCGGG